CTTTCTAATATCTCTTTGACCTTTTAAGGTTGTGACATCTATACCAAGTTTTTTGGTAAACTTAACAGCCCAGTGGTTTCTATTTACAGTTGTGTCTGTTGCTGTCACTCTATTTGCAAAATCACGACCAGGGCTAACCTGTGCATCTAATTTAATTCTTGTTAATAGGTTTTCAAACTTTTCAGGTTCATCACCCATAAACTGAATAGCCTTATACATGTCGGCATCAGAAGTTCCATACATATCCATTGACTCACCAATGGTTCGGCCTTCTGCATTGCCACGTAGAAGTGTTGTTAGTGCTCGACCATATTGCTTCTCATAAGCAGCAATTTTATCCCAGCGCCATGAGTTTAAGCCATTGTAAGAATCTGTTAGTAGTTTCTTAGAAAACTCTTTACCTTGCTCTGATTGAGCACGAAGCACATTTGGAGTGTTAAGAACTTTGCCATAAACACCAGCAGCCTTAAGACCCGCAATCAAAGGAGAGGCTAAAACGTTAACTCCCGCTTGAACTGCTCCAGCACCAAGTTGCACAGCCTTGCCAACTAAACCTTGTTCAGGTTGAAAGATTTCTTTGTCAGAAAAAATGTAACGAATATTATTTTGAACAAGTGGGTCTAGTTTTAAAAACTGCTTACGTGCTTCTTTTTCACTTAACTTAAGTAAAGACTTAGCCTTTAAGTAGGTCTTAGTGTGCTGTTCAAGCATTAATGCATCTTTTGCATCAAGTTCTGTTTTTAAAGCAGCGCTATAAAAGTTAGGATTAACTAAAGCAATGGATGGGTCTAAAGGTACTTCTGGCATTAAGCACCTCTATCTTCCATCATTCGGTAAATTAACTCTGTCTCACCAGTTGTATCTTGCTGAGCAATCTTTCGTAGTACAGAAAGGATTGTTGGCTCAGTCATTACTGGAGGTGCTGGCAAAACTTCAGGGCCAGGGCCTGCGCCAAAACTCATACCAGAGGTAATAGGCTCATTAGGACGCTCTGTTGGAGCAGTCAATGGAGTAACGCCACCAAGCATTCCTTCAAAAGGATTACCTGCCATAGGTTGTGCTACTTGATTTGAGTAGGTCTGCTGTCCCTGTCCGTATGGAAGTCCTGGGATGTACTTTGCTCCCTGTGTTGGTCCCCCGTCAGTGCGCTGAGAAAGAGCGCCAGGGCCTGAAACTGGTGCTGGGTTAGAAGGTTCACGATACCCACCTTGCTGTGGCGCTGTTGTCATTCATCATCCTCTTCTGTATCATCAATAACTTCTTGAGCCTTAGTGCCTAGCACTTCGCTGTTATATTCTTGAGCCATCTTCATCATGCCATAGGCATTCCATGGAGTCATGGCTTCACTAACTTCTGTGTGTAAATAGCGGGACCCTTCATAGTCTGCCCACTCGGTTATGATTAACCAGTTAGAGCAGATGTAATCGGTCCCCTTCTCGTCCTCATCAACAAGGACTCTTAGTGCTTCTTCTATTTTGTCTCTAAACTCTTTGCTCATTTTGCATCCTGCTTAAGGATATGGAACGGAGCAGAGGTTCCATTGTTGTTAAGTGCAGCAATTCGCATTGCTTCTAGCACTGGTGCTCCCGCATGTAGTGCACCTAGTGCGTAATCTCCACCAGAACCAATTGCATAAAGTCCGCTATCGTTCATAGCAACTGCAAAGTCACTATCAATTTCAAACAAACTTCCATTGATTCCGATTAAAAGGCTTAACTCAAACTTTTCATCGCTATCTGACGGCTTAGTAAACTCAATACCAGCCTCAGATAATGTTGTCTTAAGTGATGGTGCTACCTTGTTAATCACAAACTCGTAAAGATTTTGCTTTGCTTTTGCTGTTATTAGTGGAGGCGACCACCCATGGAGTACCACTTGTAAAGCACGATAATCACCAGCACCACCAATAATGTAACTTCCACGTTCAATCGCCTTAATCATCTTAGGATGTGTATAAACTTTTCCGCCTTCAGCCACACGCGAATCAGATGCTATGACGCAACCATCTGCGTTTTCTACGCCTACGATTGTTGTCATGTCCCCTCCTTGTTTTACCTACGGGTTACTGTTCGCGCCGATGCGCTTGCCGTGCCACCTGATGTCAGGCTTGATAATAAACTCTGTAGTGATTGCGGTTGACCTGCGTTTGGTGGAAGAGCGCCACCTGCTGGAGGAGCGGCGGGAGCAGGGGACGGTTGCTCAACCTGAGTTGCTTCCCCAGCAGGTGGTAATTCTGGAGCGAACACTTCATTGATTGCGTCCTCAATCTGAGTGCCTTTTTGGCGCATACGGATTACTTCTGCAATCTTCTTAACGATTGTAGTTGGGTCTCCGCCATTAGCAATAAGTTGTGGGATTGCCTGTGCTGAAGCATTCAAAGAACCGATAAGCGCATTGCGCATTTCTTCTACTTCAATCTTTTCCTGCTCCTGAGTTACGTTAACTCCGAACGGCAATTCACGCTGTGCTAAGTCCTTAGAGATTAACTTACCGCCAAGGGCCTGCAACATAAAGATAAGTCCCTGCGCTGGATTAAGACCAGCCAACATTCCATAACGAACATCAGCGGAGTAGTCTCCCTTAATGTCCTTTGATGGTAGATACTCAATTGCATAAGGTGAACCAGAATCAATACCACGAATAGACTTCTGCTCGTTAAAGATTTTCTCATCTACTTCAAAGCAGAGTGAGATTACAGTCTTTAGTGTAGATGCAAAGATAGCCTGCGCTGACTTGACCTGTGTGTCAAATCCACCCATAAGGGCTTGAACGCCTTGACCAGTAATGATTGAAGCATCAACATTTCCAGTACGTGATTCTGGATAACGTGTTCCAGTACGCAGTTCATTCTGTAGAACTGCTTGCTCATTAAACAATGAGCCAGATACTGGTAGTTCAACTCGGCGAACACCTGCTGGGTTCTTAGTACGGATAACTCCGTCTCCACCGAATTGGAACTCGTTCACATCGTCAGGGACAATCAGTGGTGATTGAACGGCCTTCTCTGTTGCTTCCATTGCAAGTAATGCAAAACGATTGCGAAGCAACTGAATACCGAGTACATCATCAAACTGTCCACGCATCTCACCATCAACGGTTGGTCGCTTTGCAACTACAACCATCATCTTGCCAATAGGATTCTTAGCACGGGAGATAACTAGGTTCTGGCGGTCTGGAACGTAGATGATAGATTGATACTGGTCGTAGTAACGAACAATATCGAATCTAGCATTCATGTCTTGGTCATAACCATCACGACCAAGTAAAGCGTCTGTATACTCTGGGAACTGGGAAACCAATTCAGCCAGTGGCATAGAGTAACGCTTAGCAAAAGCAACGCAGCGTCCGTAGCGGTCAAACTCAGGATACGCCCCGACAGGACTTTCTACGCGAATACGCGGCAACTTTGCTTCAGTGTCCAGTTCAATAATGAACGGAACAAACCCAAATGTGATGTACCAGTCTGCGCCTGTATACATCTGTACTTGCAATTCAGAATTATAAAGATAGTTAGCAGCAATGCGAGTGCGATTGTCTGCTGCTTTACGAGCACGGTCTTTTACTTGGCTAACTACTGAGCAGTTAACTGCTGGTAGTGGAGCCATAACTTCAGATAAGTCACGGGCTACAATGTCAACAAAGTTAGCAACTACGTTTGTATCTACGCCTTCTGGAAAGAAATCAGGATAGACGCTAGAAATCTGACCTTGACGGACTAGCAATACATCTTGATGGCGACCATCACGGTCACGGCTGCGGTCTCGAAGAGACGCAACACGTGCAAAAATCTGCTTATCAGTTAGCATTATTTAATTCCTTTTTTTGCAAGATAAGCAGATGCTTTCTTTGCTATATTGGCTGCTTCTTTTTTGCTTATATCTGTTACGCCTACACCGTATTTTCTAAAAAATGCATTTGCAATATCATCATTCTGTTGGAACGCATCTCTTTGAGGCTTGCTCATTTCACCAATAATTTTTTTAATATTACTTAGTTCATTCTTTAATGGTGCATCTGTCTTAGGTAGATTGAATTCTTTTTCACGTTCAGCGGGAGTTTTTCTAGAACGTGCTTGTTCTGCTGCCTTCATGGCAGCCTTTCGTGAAGCATCTATTTTAGTGTCTTTAGGTATTGCAACCTTTGCTCGTTCAGTTGCAGGAGATGGCTTAGCAACCTGAACACTTGGTCCTCTTTTAGGTCCAGCAACGCTAGTTCCTTTAGCAGCAGTTCCTCTCGGGAGCAATGGCTTAAGTGCTTCAGATACTCTTTCGCCACGTTCTTTTGCACGCAGTGCTCTAACATCTGCTGGTGTAACACGTTCCTTCTGCATAGACTTAGTTACAGTTTTTGTGTCAGGCTTCTTCTTGTAAAGATTATAAAGTTCTTTAGCAGGGTCAGCCTTTGGTGGTCGAACACTTCCAGTCTGGCCTTCACGAGATACAACACGCTTAGGTGGATTTGCTACATCTGGTCTGCGATTAGCGCGACCTAACTTAGGTGCGCCAGTTTTCATCTCAGTACGGATGAGAGACTTAATATCTTTTTCAGAAACTTTCTTTGCAGCAGCCTGCATAAGGCGCTTCTTTGCTGCATTAGAGACGGCAGCACGGGCTATTGCGGCTACTATTGCTGGTGCTAATGGTGCTGGCATCTCTACTCCTTACTTCTTCTTTAGTGCTGCTGCACGCTTCTGTAGTACTGCTGGTCGCTTGCTTCCGCTATTAATCTTTACAGTTCCTCTAGGAGGATTTGCTGGATTAGATGCTGGTCTACGTGCTGGAACACTTGCTGCTAAACGTCCTGTAACTTTTTCTACAGAAGTAGGAGCATTTTTAAGATTAACTACTTTTCCACTTCGAGTCTTTGCGCTATTAATTCTTACCGTTCCACGTGCGGGAACCTCTGGAATACGTGCTGGTTCTTTTGCAGAAGGCACTGTATTTTTTGCTGTTTTAGAATTAGCAACTCGAGTGGCTTTTGCTTTACCAGCAGGTCCACGTCCTGGTGCGCCACGTGAAACACTACCTATATAATCTTCCCATGCTTTGGTGTTGTTAGGTGGATTACCAACTTGCTTAGCAGCAGGCTTAGTCTTTACGGAGTTCTTAGCAATCTGTGCTGTTTTATCTGCTGATGCAGTTGCCCTTAATTGATATGGTTGTTTTACACCTGTTGCAAGAGACATGCCTGCTCGTTTTGCTGCTTTCTTGGCCGCTTCTTGAGCCAACTTCTGTGCAGCCTTCTTAGCAGCAAGACGACTAGCAACTGCTGCTGCTGCGCCTGCAATAACTGGTAGTGGCATTTTAGTTCCTTATCCGAATTGTTCTTGCCACTGTTGTTGCAGTGCAAGGTCTAGGTTTACAGTTCCACGCTTTGATAGTTGAGCACGTGTAGCCCAACGGTTTTCCGTGTATCTTGAAATAGTTGTGTTCTGTTGCATCAACTCACGCAAGCGTAAGAATGCAAACCACATCGCCATCACGCAGTCAGTCTTGCCTTTGGTCTCAGGCTTCCACGTAATGAGTTGCTGGATTAAAGCCTTAACTCCCTCTGAACCATCAGTGGAAGGAAACTCAATTGTGTTGTTCTTCTGGAACACTCCATCGTGCATAGTGCCTAGCATCGTTGACATAGACGCGACACCATGGGAAGTATCCCACTTATTCTTCGCGGTAAAGTGTGGCTTTAAACTACAGCCATACTGTGACAGCCATTCGCGCAAATCGTTATCGAGTTCATAGGCTTTCTGGTGTGCGTTAATTTCCACACGGAACTCGTTAGGGCGATACTTGATTGTAAACTCTTCAATCATCGCACGAATTTTTTGTGGTGTTGGCTCAGACATGTTTTCACAGTCAAGCACATACATCTTTCCGTCAACGCGATTGTAGGTCATCGCAACGAACGCGGCGTGGCCTCTTCCCATAGCAGGGTCAAATCCAACAACTGTGTAACCTTCTACACTGGTCGGATGTCCCACCGCGCCTGGTTTTAACGGACCTCGCTTACGCATACCCTTGGTGCATGACTGCACCAGTGCGGGTGGGAAGATGGAATCTTCTTCGACATCCTCCTGCTGATAAACCAAAGCCCACGTACTAGGTGTTACTTCGCCACGGCGCTTGAAGAGCGCTGGTCCATCCCACTTGGGATATAGCCCTTGCTCATCGGGTGTGTCCTCGTCTCCATCCCAAGGGATGTCAGACTTAGGCCAAAGTGTTACCCATTCTTCTGGGTTCTTTCCATACTCCAGTACCGCTGGCATAGCCATGTAAGTAAATGGGCACTTACCATTAGACCAATGCTTCGGATTACGAAGTTCTTTATAAAAATCATTCGCCGCAATTCGTGTCCCTACAATCAGCAACTTGCCGTTTTTACCCAAACGGGTAATAACTTCCTTCTGCAACCAGTTAATTTGCTTGTCCCACTCATGGGCATTAGCGGTGGTAATGCAGTCATCCAGGATAATCAAGTCAGCACGTGCGCCGTAAATCTGACCGCCCATACCAAGTGCTTGGATAGTCGGGTCTTTTTCACTTGAGTCTCTGGCCTCACCTCCGAGGTAGACAGTATCTACCTTCCAGGTATCAGCATCTTGCTTCCAGCCGCCCTCTGGCCCATAGGCTGTTTGTAACTTCAGCCAACGTGGGTGGGACAATCTTTGCTTAATCGCATACACAAACTCTCGCGCTTTGTTGAGGGTCTTAGAGACCACAATGATACGCACATTGGGATTAAGGGCAATGCGGTAGGTGGAGTAGTTAACCGTCACCACGGTAGACTTAGCATGCTCAGGTGGAACATTTACCAATAGGCGGTTCTTGTCGCCTTCTTCATAGACCATAGAGTCGTGGAGCCAAGAAGGCTCGCGACCCTCCAATAGGTCAATCCAGTCTGCATGGT